TTCTCGTCGTCGGGGATATAGACATTCTCTCCCTTGTTCATAGCCTTGTCCATCTTCTCTACAAATCCAGCAATCTTAACAGGGTCGTCTGTTCCTAACTTGAATATTATTAAAGGTTTTACAAATCTGTGCATAAGTTTCTTTAGGTCTGGAAAGTTTTCCATTTCTGCTTTTATTGTTTCCTCTAAAGCTGTTATGTCGCTCGTTCCGTGTATGCTGTCTCCGACGCGATTATTACAGATATGCAGGACTTCTTGTGGGTCCAATTTGATGTTTTCAGAATTTGGTGTGTTGCTTATTTGTTCATATCTCTTGACTATTCCTTTCTCGTCCAAAACAATCTTCATTTTGGCTGTGTCTAAGGGCTTGATGTTTATTATTCTCCCGCTCTCCTTGTCCCTCATAATCTCAGCGAAAGCGTCCCCGTAAATACGTGCAGACAAATCCAGATTAAAGATTATGTCATCGAATGTGTCCCATCCGCACCCGCTCACGTGCTCCAGAATAACTTTTGTTGTCGGGTTGCATTCATATCCTTTCCCAACGACAAAAATAGATTTAAGAATTAAAGCTGACTTTAGTTCGGGCATAGCCATAAAATAACCGAGCTGTTTTGTTGCGTCTGGGAAAGTCCATTCTGTCTCTCCTGTCCCTGACGCACTATCTGTAGAGACGTTTGTAACTTCATAATTCTCAACACGATTGTTCATGTTACTCAGAGTCGCGTTATTTAGGTTTAAGTTAGACATAGAAATGAAACGAAGTCGAATTTTATAAATCTATCTTAATCGGAACGTGAGCATAACATTCTGAGCCCATAGCAGAACAATCCACAGCGTCATAACCCGCGGGCATGAGATTTTGCCATGTTGTTCTATTCTTTGGGTCGCAACCCATCCATAAAGCCCGCGTACCCGCCAAAGTCCCTGTCCTGATATTCAATCTAAGCACTTCCCCGTTTGTAAAATTTGTTATGGGCATTTGAAAATCAATAAGAGCTCTTTTATTCCAAGATGGAACCGTTGCAACCGTGCTTTTTAATGCTGTAGAACCTGAACACAAAAAACTTTCTGTTCCAGCAACAACTTTATAAAAATCAATAAAAGCACTCACATTCTCATTCTGAACAGACGCACCGGCAGAACTATAATGGAGAGGAATAGAAACAGACCCGCTCCCCTGTAAAACAATCGACTTGTTTATTGTCATATTATAATCCAAATCAAAACTTCCGGCTGTTATGACAAATTGTCCTTCCTGTGCGTAAGTCACGCCTTCCATTAATTGATAAATTGCCGTACCTGATACATTCTGCATATCACAGCAATACAATTTCTTTATTTCTCTCCCTGTCGAAATTTCTGAATAGTCAAAATTACTCAAGATTATCTCATTACTCTTTCTATAGACAACAGGGACAGGCATTTTAATACATCTCCTCTTGTATTTTTCCGTCCTTTAAGTCTTTAATATTTCTTTCTATATTGTCCCTTATTACATCAAGCATAGTTGTAGCTTCCTGTCTGCTCGTGTAATTTTTCATGTCATAATTTATAATTTTCATAGCAACCATATCGCTAACAACGTCGTCGAGAATGCCCTTTAATGTTGTTATTGTAGAAGCTGATAGAGCGACCCAGTCTCTACGTGTGAGAGCTCCCACTTGTGCTTCTGCTTGGTCACAGAACTTGGCTATTATTGTGTGCCCTGACTGCTGATTGAAAATAGAATTATAATTTGCTCCCGCTTTATAGATACAGGCTTGTGATGTAGTCAATACGAAACTCATTTGTTCTCCCTGAACGCGTTAAAAATATTCATTAAGGTTTCTGTTACAGCGTAAGCGTCATTTGATAAAATTAGTTTCTTTTCTTCTGCTTTCTTTTCGTCTGAGCCCTCAACTATACTATTTAAGATTGCTTGTGTTGTGTATTTGTCCATAGAGCAATCACTCACACCAGATATTTAAACTTTTGTCTTGATACGCTCCCCACAGAGCCCTTATAATTGCTTCAACTGAATGCGTGTAATCTCCAAAGATATGAATTATTGTTGGTTTTCCCTGTTCGATTATATATTCGTATTGAACTGAACTAAGACTTGCTATAATTTCGTCGTCGTCAAGTAACTCTATCTGTCCTCTCTCCATCATTCCAAGCAAACAAGAATATAAATCTTCTTTCATTAATCTTGTGTGCTGGTTCATGTCCTTGTTAAGAGCTCTTGTTCTATTGTTAATTGCTTTTATTTTTCTGGACATTTGCGGTTCTTGCAGTAAATGGTCAAAGATAGAAACTCCCAAAGTCCCAGCTCCAGCGTCTATATTGTATTCTTTGTAATTATAAATCTTGTCCAGATTTATTATAATTTCTTCTGTTTCATTTGTAAGTTTCTTTCTTGAAATCTCATGTGCTATATGGCGGTACATCTTGGAATGTTCTTTTATTATCGTCGCATACGCCCCCAAATCTTCGCCAAGTCTCGCCAAATCCGCTCCTCCGTAAGCCTTGTATTTTCTATTATAAGAAATTCTCTTGCCTGTGCAACATTTCTTTATTAATTCCGGACTAAAATATCTAAACAGATTGTCCATAAATTGTCCCATGTACTCTTGCATATACTCACGATTGCTCATTCTTGCCTTCTCTTGCTCCAACTTCCTAAGAGACTTCACTCTATGCTCCTCTGTCCATGTGTCGCTTATCTCCCTTTCTTTCATGACTTGCTCAGAACTGCACGAGAAACGTGTAAAGCTATCATACACACCATCTTTATTAATCCAACATTTATAGAACTCTCCTTGCTTTCCGAATGGAGAGGAAAGCATTATTGTGTCTCCGCCTGTTGTCAATAAGCTTGGAGTGATAGCTGTCCATACGTCCTCTGGGATACGGCTCGCTTCGTCTATATAGAGCCTATGAATAGTCAGAAATCTCACTCCCAGCCCACTCGTCCCGACTGGAAGACAATAGATTATTGTATTGTTTGTTAAATTGATTTCGCTTTTGGTTGGTTTGTCCTTCCCGAGCTTGATTTTCTCTGGGTATTTCTCCACTAAGTAAGAGAGCATTTTGTCGAACAGGGCATACGCTTGTCGCTCTGTCGGGGCAATCATTAAAATATTTGCATTCGAGTTGTTTATCGCCCATTCTCCAGCGTCCATACTGCATACAACGGACTTCCCGACTTGTCTCCCTGTACATAGGATTTTGTCTCCTTTTGTTTCTAAAAATTTTTTCTGCCATGGGTCAAGATGTATATGTATGTTCAAGGATAAAGCCCTCCCTCTCGTGACATTCTGGACATAATGTAACCATCTGAGATGGGTCACAAAGTAATTCTTTTTTAATTAATTCTATAATGACTTTCCAGTTTCCCACGCCTTCTTTGTGATGGACTTGGACTTTCTGCTCTTTTCCTTTGGCTTGGGACTGCTTCTTTCCGCACTTTACACATGTGTATTTGTCACGCTTGATTGCTTCTGCTCGTTCTCTACTTCTTAGAAAGAGACGTCTTAGCTCTGAGCGGATTTGGTTGTCTTTTGTTCTCATTCTGAAATAAGTTATTTAAGTCTTTTAAAGTTTGGGCTTTTAGCTTTTTGTCTTTTTGGAGCTGTCTTGTTCTTAGGATTAGTCTGGCTATGAATTTCTCTGTTGCGTCTTCTAAGTCTGTTTCTTTAGGCTGTTTCTGTTTTTTCATAATGTTCTCAAGAGGTTGAGTTCTTTTAATTTTAAATATGTTTTCCATGTTTTTTTTATTGTTTCAAAACTTACCCTATATTGCCTATCATACTGATTTTTCCATCTATCGTACAGACTGCTCTCTGTAAAGTCAAAGGTTCTAAAGTCTAAATCTATCTCAGATGGAATGTGCTTATAGTAATCTTCTCTTAAGTCTGTTATTCCTTGAATTTCTATTTCTCTTAATGCTTCTTTTTCTTGTTCTGTTTTTTCTATTTCTAAAACTTCTTCTTTAATTTCTTTTGCTTCTTCTACTTTTTGTTTGTATTTTTCAATTAAGACTTCTTTCCCCTTTTCAAAATATTCTGAAAGAAGATTATTAACAAACTCAGACATATTTCCTAATTCTTTTAGTTTCTCGATGTGTTCTATGTCTATATTAAATATTTGTGCTTTTTTCATAAATTAATTAAGATAGTGCCCTTTATATATTTATGTATTTATTAATATATTAATATATTAATATAATATTTGTAGAAAATGTTGGGACGTTCCGTCCCAACCCAGGAAATTATCCGGTTTAATAGTCGCTCGCTCACTCCGTTCGCTCGCTCACAGACAAGGGAGACATAGTCTCCCCCCTCCCCCCTCTATGATGGGCTCTGACATTCCCCCCCCTCCCCCCTTGTCAGAGCCCTTCCTAC